GGTCTTGCAACCCGTTTCGTCGGAAAACCTTACAAAGATTCCTTACCCCCCTGCCCCCAGTCACTTGCGCGATTGGGCAATCGTCTGCCCCCTTGCACTTGGCGGGTCGGGCGAGTGTAAGCTTTCCCGTCACTCGTCGCCCTCCGTCTGCCGCATCGCCTCGCGCAGCCCGTCCGCGCTGCTCATCGCGTCCTCGCGGTGCTTGATAGTCTCGCGTAGCTCAACGAGCACCGCCGCAACCTCAGGAAACACCATCCGGATGCGCCGCACGTCTTCTTGCCATTCCCAATGCAGCGCTTGGCGCGTCTTGCCCCGGTCCACCGCCTGCTGCTCAAAGGACGCAAGGATCGAGCCGGTATCGCCCGAGCCTGCGCGCAGGACCAGCCGGAAGGCGCTAGGCGATAGGTCGGCCAGGGTCGCCAGCCGGCGCACTAGGTTGGCGGCCGAGTCGTGCTTGAGCGTGTCCAACTCGAGCAAGCGCTCGAACATCTCGCAGCTTACCTTAGCGGCCTCGCTCGCCCCGTCGTAGCGCAGCCTATGTACCGGCTGGCGGTTGAGCGTGTAGGTGACCACGTCACAGCCCCTCCAGCGGGTTATGGACTAGGGCCGCAGCTGACTCGCTCAGGACGACCGCGTCCTCCAGCCCTAACGTGCCCAGCTGGTCGCGCTGCTGGATGCTCTCGATGATCTGCCGCAGGCGCTTGATGCGCTCGGCGTGCTCTTTGACCAGGCTCTTACGATGGCTCTCCAGCTGCGCGATTGACCGCGCAGCGCGATTCGCGAGGCGTAACGCCTCAAGTTCCAGTCTGTCCGCGTCTTGCTTCAATGTTCCTCCGTTTCCCCACGCCGAGCTTCGCGTTCAGTCGCTGATGCTTGGCCCAGCTGTGGGCGCTGATGTTTTTAGGTTTCCGTGCCACTCTGGCCGAAATTGGCGTGTCAGCTTGCCGCTCCGTCAAGCGGAAACGGCCATTGCGTGCGTTTTCTGACTGTCCGATTGCCCGGTGAAGGTCAGGGTAGCCATCGGGTGCCGATCGCCCCGCAAATCGCGTTCTTTCGCAAGGAGCTCCTCGATGTGCTTGAGGCGCGCCATCACCTCCTCTTGCCGTTCCTTGCAATGGCGGATGACGCGCGAGAGCGTGGCGTTTTCGGTGAGCAGGTGCATTGCGACGTTGTCTAGGCGTTCGATCGTGTCATTCATCTGGTTGCTGGGTTGAAGGTTGCGGTTGCCCGCGTGAAGTAAAAGGACTGGGCGGCGGTGCCGTCGTCGCGCCCCTTGGCCTGTATCACGTTCGTGAAGAACCTCGGCCGATCAGCCTCAAAGTCCGTGTCGCGCTGAGGCTGGCCCGTGATCGCGTCCTCGTTCGGCCGGTGGATCAAAATCACCTTGTCCGCGTCCTCCTCGACGCTGCCGCTGTCCTTGAGGTCGGTGACGTTGGGCTCGCGGTTGCCGTCCTTGGCCGATTCGCGGTTCAGCTGCCAGAGCATCACGACGAGGATGTCGAGGTCGCGCGCGAGGCGCTTGAGCGTCTTCGTGACCATCCCGCAGGCGTTCACTTTCTCGCTCGAGCCCTTCGCCTCGTAAATCTCCTTCACGAGCCCGCCGTGATCAACGAAGAGCACGTCGAGCCCTCCGCCGGCGTGCAGCGCGCGAGCGCGTGCCTCGATGCGAGCCAAGGAGGAGTCGCGGCTCGAGACCGTGATGTTCTTCCCGCGGAGCTCGACCAGCGCCTTGCGGATCTCGGCCTGCGAGGCTGGATGCTCGGCGTAGACGCGCCGCAGCCCGACGCCGGCGAGCGAGGCCGCGATCTGGAGCGGCACCTTGTGCGGCGCCACCTCGAGCGTGACGTAGTAGCAACGCCGGCCTTGGTTCGCGAGGTGAGCCAGGATCGGCCGAGCGAGCGAGGATTTGCCCGAGGAGGAGCGGCCGGCGATGACGACCAGCTGCTGGCGTTCCATCTCGCCGAAGCGCTGGTTGCAAATCGGCCAAGGGAACGGCATCAGCTCGCGGCGCTGCTCGCCAAGGATCTTCTGCTCCAGCTCAACCGTGGCCCGCTCGACGAGCTCGTCCCACGATTCCTCGCCGTCAGCATCTGAGCCGGCTGCGATGCTGAGGAGGTCTCGAGCCCCGCCGGCGATTAACTCAGCCAGCGGCTCGGTTGCCTCGGCCTCCTGCTCGACTCGTTCAGCGATGCGCTGGGCGATGCGGACAGCGTCACGCGCTACGGCAAGGCGAAGGACTCGCTCGAGGTAATATTTCGCGTTGAGGCTGGTCGGCGCCGCGCTCGTCAGCCCGACGATGTAGGCGTGGCCGCCTGCGGCCTCGAACCGCTGCTTGGCGAGGAGCTCGGCGTAAAGTACGTCGTCCGTCGTCGCCATCCCGGCCGCGACCATTTCGGAGAGCGTGTCGAAGACGATCTGGTTGCGCGAATCGTGGAACGAGCGCCGCGTGATGCCCCCGCCGAGCATCGCCTGCATCGTCCGACCGTCGTCGAGTAGCGCGGAGGCGAGGAGCAGGCGCTCGTGGTCAAGGTTGGCGGTCATCAGTAGAACTTGGCCGGAGCCCCGGCGGGTTGACTAGGCGCGTCGCGTTCGCAGGTCGCCCAATGCTTGGCGATAGCAGAAGGCGTCGATGCTGCGTTCGGGTAGTGCGTGCGATAGTTGCGCGCCCGCTTTCGGATTTCGTCGACCGTCACGGCTGGGCAAACCTCGCGAATGTCAGCGAGCGCCTTCGCGGCTTCGCCCCACTTGGTTCGCGTGACCTGGTCCAAACTCACGCCATCGACCGATGCCAGCGCGTCGAGTAGTTCGTTACGTGGCCTTGGTGCCGGTTCCTTTCTGGCCTCTTTCGCGACGGCTCCGGCCGGCGCAATGGTCCCTGATCCCTGTTCCATGATCCCTGATCCTACAACGACACTTCGCGAAGGCTCGGCGACGCCTCGCGAACTCTCAACGAATGGAGGAAGCTTCGAGGTCGATGGCTTATCTATCTTCTGATGCTCGCGCCACTTGGGGATTTCGAGATACGTGTTCCCTTCGACAACGTACCGCCGAATGCAGCCCTCGGCCTCTAATTCGGCAAGCCAGCCCTCGATGGCCTTCGGAGCATCCTCGTCGTACGGGAACAGAAGGCTCGCGAGGAATCGCGAGGCCGCGCGAGTCTTCCCCGAATCGTCGCAGGCGCTAAAAAGCCCGATGAAAAGGAGTCGCGATTCACGGCTTACGCGCGAGAGTGATTCCGACTGCCAGAACTCTGGCTTAATTGTTCGGATTCTCATTTCGCGCGTTGGTCCGAGAGTCATAGAGGCCGGCATCAGCGCGGAACTTGATCCGCTGTAGCGAGTCAATGAGTGCTGGCATTGCGTGCGCCGTGACGTGGATGATCTTAGTCACCTCTTCGCCTGGAGCGCCTATCGTCTGAGAGATCAAAAAGTGTCCGTCGCTGTCGGCGGAAACGATGATTGCGGATTGGGCGGCGACGGCGAGATAATTGCCGGCATCACGAGCTTGGATTATTTTTTGCATAGTCAAACAAAGACCCCGGCCCGCCTGCGGTGAGACTTGCTCCGAGACAACGACGAACTCGGTGCAGACGCAGACGGCCGGGGAAATGTGATGTTTGCTGACATACGGTACGAGTCTCACCTCGCCGCTTTGTCCTCAGCTTGCTTGAGGTTGCTGATCCCTCAAACAAAAAATCTGTCTGAGCATCTCGCACGTGCCGGCCGAAACTAGCTTGTCCGGCGTGACGCGAAGCAAGCGCCAGCCCAGGACGGCCGCGCGGTTGTATTTCTCCATATCGCGCACGAAGCCTGCGCCGCGCGTGTGCCGGCCTCCGGTCCAGACGCCGCCCTCGACCTCGAGCGCGATCATCTGCTGCGGCCAGGCGTAGTCGAAGCGCCAGCGCCTCTTCGCGTCGAACTTGTGCTCTCGCTCGGGCCGCGGCAGGCCGCGCACCTCCAGCGCGCGCAGGAAGACCTCCGCGCGGTCGAAGGCCCGCTTGACCTTCGGATCCGGCGCGGGGTCCGGCTCTCGCGCAATCGTCTTCGACCGCTTCGAGAGCGCCAGCTGCCGCGCGATCTGAAGGCGGTAGCGCTCGGGGAGGTCGGCGATAGCAGGCTTGCTCACGGCTTGATTCCCCTCCGGCGCAGCAGATGCGCGCGCTCCTCGTGCGTGATGTATTCGCGGCGGTAGCCCTTGTTGTAGATGCGCTGCCGCACGGCTGCCTGCTGCATCCGCACGGCCGCCTGGATTTCCTTGAACGGCGCGAAGCGCGCGACCATCTCGTCGATCACCTCGCTCTTTGGGTTAGGTCGTGCGCTCATCGTTTTTTGAACCTCCCGCACTTGTCGCGGCGCTCTGCGTCCCGCTTGATGTTGCGGAAAAAGCTATCCATCCATTCGCGGTCGCGGCCGAGTCGCTCGCCCTGGCGCAATCCCCAGAAAAAGCCGGCGCCGATGCCGGCCGAGAGCAGGATCGCGCAGACGGCGATGATCTCAGCTTTCATCGTCGCCTCCTTGTCCGTCTTGAGCCGTCAGGATGGCATAAGCCACAACGAAGACCACGAGCAGCGTTGCCCAAGCTAGCGTGTTGATGGTCATCGGGTGCCTCCTTTGTACCACTCGGGCAAGTCGATCTCCTGCACGTAGTCTGGCATATTGGGCCAGCGGTTCGCCTCGATGCAGCCCTTGAGCCGCACAAGGTCGGAGAGCGTTTCCTCCTGGCCGCGTTGCAGCGCGGCGTTCGAGACCTTGTAGACCGCCACGCCGTATGGCTCGCACTTCTCCACGGCGACGAAGAAGAAGTCGGTGCAGGCGATGCCGCAGTCGTAGAGCAGAGGCAGGTAAAAGCCCGCCTGCCGGTGGTAGCCGAGGTTGACGAACGCCTTCTCGAAGTTGCGGAAGGCGCCGTCGTCCAGCGACTCGACCGTCTTGAGATCCACGACGTAGGGCCGCGGGCAAAGCGCGCAGCCTTCGGCGTTGAACCAGTCCGTCCGAGCTTGGACGTTGAGCGTCGCGAACTGCTTGCGCCAGACGAGCTCCGCCTCGCCGGCGCGAAACAACTCCGAGGCCGCAGGATGCGCCATCACCGCATCGCGCATCTGCTCGACCAGCGCGAAGTCCTCGGCGTCGAGGATCGTCTTGCCGGCGTTGGCCTGGGCGAACTGTTCCCACGCCGCCTTGCCCTCCTTCGTGCGCCGGTCGATGCCGTCCGGCCGGCGAGTGTAAAGCGTGCCGTAGCTCTGCGGCTCGAGGACCGCGGCGTGCGTCGCGCGGCCGATGGCGAACGCGGAGGAGTCCGCGTCGGGCACGACCTTGAGCACGTACTTGCGGTGATAGAGCGCCGGCCGCCGGCGAAAGACCTCGAGCTTGCTATGGCTGATCGCGTCCGTCGCGTGATAAACCTCGGACGGCTCGCCCCTGATCGCGGCGTTCATTCGGCACCTCCGATGTCGAGCTTGGCCTGGAGTGGATCGACGACGGCTTCGCTCTCGTCCTTGAAGCGCACCGACCAGCCGACCTTCACCGTGACGGTGGGCGCCATCGCGAGCGCGTCCCATTCGATGGTAAAAGACGCCTTGGCCTTCGGCTCGGCCTGCGTCTCGTCGTCCACGAAGGATTCCTCGGCGGCCTTCCGCATCGCGTCGTAGTGGGTTTCGAGGAGCGAGCGAACTTGCTCCGCAGCAGCCGCGATGACCGCGGCCTTCTTGATTTCGTTGGTATCGTTCATTGTGGGTTGTGCTTAGAGGTTGTCGCCAAGCCCGCGCGGCGTGACGTTCACCGGCTCGGCGGGGATATCGCGCGCCTCCTCGACGGTGCGGAGTCCCTTGAGGACGTCGCCGAACAAGTCGCGCAGCACGTAGCCGCGGGCGCGAAAGCGCAGCATCCGCTTTGGGTAGTCCGTCCACGGTCCGGACTTGGCCCAGAGCTTTGCCCGCTTGGCGTCAGCGACCGTGAACGTCTCGACGGTGCTCGCATCGCCGCGGGCAGCGGTCACGCGGTAGCCGTGCGCGTCGGTGTTGGGCTCGCCGATCTCCTCTTCCTTGTAAGAGGTCAGCAGGCCCGAGGCGCGGACCAGCGCGAGCGCAGCGTCGCCGTAGATTGCGGGTCGGCCATTGATCACGGCCGTATTCTGAAGCGCGGCCATAGGCGTCAGCCCGAGCTCGGCGCCCAGCTGAATCGCGACGAGGACCGACTCGGGCTTTTCCATTCCCTTCGGTGCAAAGCCGCTCGCGACGATGGCGTTCGCGAAGCGGTATGCGTCTTCAAGCGAGGCGAGTTGCACGCCCTGGGCGCCGAACGTGACCGGCGCCTTGTTAATCTTGGCCGCGGGACTTGCCGCGAGTTGGGTATCCTCTTTGACGGTATCGTTAGTCATTGTCTGGTCTGTGTTGTTGTTTTGCTTCTGGGTTGAGGGCGCGGCTGGGAATTCTCGGTCGCGCCCTTTAAGTTTAGAACGGCACCTCTTCAGTCAGCGTCTCGCTGACGAGCGTGACCTTCGTGCCAGCGGCGAGCGTGCCGCGTTGACCGTGCACTAGCTGGCGCGCCGCATTTCGCAGGCGGACGTCCTCGGGACGCGGCGGGAACGGCTTGCCGTTGTTTCCGATGCGAGGCTCCGGCTCCTGGGCGTACCACTCGACCGACTTCGCGCCGAGCGAGCGGAGCGGCGTGCCCTTGTTTTTCCCGAAGTGCACCTCGACCGAGCCGGGGTCAGCCACGAGCTCGCTGGGCTGCGGGATGTCCTTCGGAGCACCAGCTGGAGCCGGCGCAGAAGCTGCGGCCGCAGCCGCTGGCTTGTTGGCGAGCAGCGCTCGAATGGCGCGGAGCTCGGCGATGATCTGGTCTGCTTGTTGGTCGGTCATTGTGTTTTGGCTTTAGGTTTACGTAGTCCGAGGATGTGGCGCATCTCCCAGTCGCGCAAGGAGGCGGTGACCTGCTTGTGGATCTCGCGCCACGTCACCCAGCCCTCGCCTGGGATGAAGACCCAGTAGTGGGTGCGCTCGCGATGCCCGTGCGTGCCGGTGTAGCGCGCCGCGGAGTGGCCGCCGCCGGTCAGGTTCTTGATCGGCGTGCTGCGGTTAAAGTCATTTTGCATAGCGGAGCCAGCGTACCTCCCGTGCGTAAGCAAGCGCCTGATCGCGCATCGACTGGCGCAGGAGCCGCTGGTTGAGCAAGCTGTGCTGCCGCTTGGATTGATCGCGGAACACGACCGCCTTGCCGAGCGCGTAATGCGAGTAGGCGATGCCCGACGCAAACAGCGCCTTGGTCGCGCGGTTCATCGCATCGCCCTCCGCACCTTGTCGGCGTAGCCCAGCGTCGCCGTCTTGAGGTGTCCGGTCGGGCCGCCGTTGTGGATCCTAGCGAGGGTCGCCACGTCGCCTGCTTGCCAAGCCTGCGGAGCGTACCGCTTGAGGTAGGCGGTCGAGACGCGGCGCGCGTAGGCGAGATCGGTGACCTGCTCGTAGCTGCCGCCGACCCGTGAGTCGGCGTGATAGGCGCGGCTGATCTGGAGCGGTCCAAGGCTGCGGCCGTTGTCGCCGACGATGGCGCCGTGGCGGCCCGAGGTCTCGACTTGATGAAGCGCCCGCCAGAATGACTCAGGCGGCGCGGCGTGGCTGGCAGAAGCCAGCGCGAGGAGCGCGAGGAGGCGCTTCACGACGCCACCTCCACATTCACAGCGG